CAATTTCTCTCGTCTTGACTCAGCTCGCATTGTCAATGAGAGTGCTCTCTCTAACGAGACGATGTATGCCATAAACTATAATATCCTTCGTATTGAAAATGGTATGGGTGGTCTCATGTACTCAAACTAAAATAATTATTTAATACATTTTTACTTACAAACATTCTGTTTATTAATAGTAAATAAACACAATGTTTTGGAATAACATCTTTCTCGCGGCCGTTGTCTTTGTTCTCACGTATGATCCAAAGTCCAAGATGATTGAAAAATTTATGGGTCAACCCACCTCTTTCGTGGGTGGTTCTCAGAGACAACAACAACAACAACAACACAATACAGATCAAAATTGTCAGAACAATCACTACAATGCCATTCAATTTGGTCAAGAGCCATATGAATGCAGCCCCAACAACAGGGTGCGTATGGGTGCAATCATTTCAAATGCTTAAAAGGAAGATACAATATAAAAGTAATAAATATGATTTCAATCGACCGAGAAACTATGATTATCATTGCGATTATTGCATGCGCTGCCACAACTGTGTTTCTTTTTAGAGAACTTGGTAAGACAAAAGATGAATTAAATGGTGTAAAAGGCTTCTCTTCTAAGATAATGAATCATCTTGTTATTCAGGACAATATGATTCGCCAAAATGTACGTGAAATTAAAAACGAAAAAGTACCAGATGATGTCCTCGAAGAAGAAGTCGAAGAAAAATCCGAAGAATAATCATATCCTTTTATTATAACTTGCAAATGTGCAATGAAGAAACACAAGGCGATAGCGATACCTGTTAGTTTTAATGGTGATAAACCGAAGTTTTTGACAGTGAGAGATAAGCGATTTAAAGATTGGATTTTTGTCACCGGTGGGTGCCGAAGACGAGAAATAACAAACCCCATTAGATGTGCATTGAGGGAACTCGAAGAGGAAACGAGAGGAGTTGTAAATTTAAAAAGCGGTGAGTATACACATTATGTATTTACTGTTAAAGAAAGTCCAACAGTTGATTTAGTATATAATGTTTTTATATTCTTTATTGATTATACAAAAAATGATCAGCAGAATATTGTCAAACGATTTTACGAAGAAAAACATAAAACAAATTTAAAAAAATTAAATAAACAACCAATCAAAAAAACACACGATGAAAATGATTATTTATGTTTCGAAACTCTTGAAGAATTTAATACCAGAAAGAGATGGGATCTTATAGTAAATAATGTCATCAAAAACCCGGAATTTTATTCGTGCATGACTTCTCTCAATAGAAAAACATTTTCTATAAAATAATGAAGTCAAAGAACTATATTCTATCACAGATAAAAGAATTACTTCAAACAAATAGAGGATATTATGATACAGATGCAGAAGAATTTGTGGATGGTTTAAAATCGAGAACTGTATATGAATTACTTGTCATTAAAAAAGAATTGTCTCAGAATAAGGAGTTTCCGGATGTCTCTTGTATGAGGTGGTATAGAGAAGAAGAACAATATGAAGGTAAGTATGTTTAAACGTTGGTGTTATGAAAACAAACTAACGGGTAAACGCAGTGATTCCAGTTTATCACATGTGCTCATGGACGGTGGTGTCCTAACTGTGCCTTTTGATAAACTGAACGCATTTTATGAACAATATATAGAGGCGGTGAAACGAAATGAAAAATTATTCGTTGTAGAACAAAAAACAGATATTTACAATTTCTTCGTTGATATTGATTATAAAAATAACGAAGCACTTACTCTCGACGAAATAAAAGATATTTGTAAAATTATTTGTATGAAAGTGAAAAGTCATGGTGGGAGGGATTGTCTTGTATCTGTCGCACCACCTAAAAAGGTTGGTGATAAAGTAAAAACTGGTATTCATCTAAACTGGCCTGATTTTGTCGTAGATCAACGATCGGCTATTGCTTTACGTGAGCATATATTGATTGCATTATATACGGCAAAGGGGAGTATTGAATGGAATGAGATCATTGATTCTGCCGTATACGGTGATATCAGACGAGGCTCCAGAGGAAGTGGTTTTAGAATGCCGTTTTCTCATAAAAAAGGTAGACATAATGCGTGTTTTGGTAAGGGGTGTGAAGAGTGTAATGGTGAAGGTAAAATTACACAAGTTGCATATCTACCAGTTTTTATATATAAATATGGGCCACTAAATGCACTCATGCCAGTCAAACAAATACCAAGTATGGAAATCATGAAAATGGCGACAGTTCGTACGAATTCAACAGAATATAAAACAATAGAAAGTCCTACAAAGGCTATAAAGGAAGGTTCTTTTAGTAACACCGAGATGAAAGATGAAATGAACGATATAGAGACTATATCAGAACTTGAAAAGTTTATTCAATCTAATTTCGAGGGTCAGTCGTGTGCTATTATTAAGAGTGTTTACAAAAATAAAAATCAATATTTTATTTCAACGACTTCACAATATTGTGAAAACTTGGGTAGAAGTCATGGTTCAAATCATATTTGGTTTTATGTATCTGGTGATATTATCGCACAGAAATGCTTTTGTAGATGTGAAACGTTGGTAGGTCGAAAAAATGGATTTTGTAAGGACTTTTTGGGTAAGAGGTACACGTTAACACAGAGATTGAAACAACTTCTTTACCCAATACAGGTAAAATGTCCAGAAATGAAAACAAAGCCTCCAATAACTAAAGAAGATGATATAAAATTCAAACCAGAATTACAATCATTTATACGGTGTAATGTACCTGGACAGGAGAACGTAAATATTATGAAAATTACAAAAAACAAAAGTTCATTTACAATTGTCACTACTAGTACATATTGTGATATAATCAAAAATAATCACGATAAGTGTATAACTTATAAAGTAAACGGTGATATACTTTCTCAGGAATGTCCATGTAAAAGAAAAATAAACATAAAACTTTCTCCAAAGATATTTAATATGTTGAAAAAAAAATAACACATGTAATTAAGATGTCTGTCATACTCATACTAAGTTCGTGTTATCTTGTGTATAAGGTTTTTGATGACAATCAAGACACACCATTTGTACACAATATTATCCGTAAGGCTTATAAATATTCTGGTATAGATCCAGAGTCTTTTAATCTATTTATAAAAAATATAAATCTGTCTTTATCTACTATAGAAGAGCCACATGTTTCATCTGATTATTTATATAAAGCACTAGATAACTTAGAAGATGTTGCTTTATACAATGAGTATGATGTACATGAAGAAATAAGGGAGATTATTCTTGAATTAGCTTATGAAGTGGAAAGACTTATACTAGAGAGATCTATAAAACTAAAAAAACCTTTTCGCACAAGATACTTAAACGATAGAGTTTATTAGTTCTTATAATGAATTATAGAACTCGTTCTGGACGCCATATAAAGAAGCCCATTCTATTTAAACCAACTGAGGATACAGTTGTTGATGATTATGCTGAACACGAATATGATACAGATGACGTGAAATCGGATATTGACACAGAGGATGAATTCGATTCTGAAAGTGATTACGACAGTGATGAAGATGACTACGAAGAAGACGATAATGGTAATTTAAAAGGATTTGTAGTGTCGGATAGTGAAGATGAAGAAGATGCTTAAAAGAATAGAATTATTATAACCTAATATGGAAACTGATATAGGAAATCCAATTGAATATAATTCCAATGTCGATCTTATGCGGGACAACAAGCCGCAACACCACGAAGAAGAAGAATTCTTTTATGAACAACCACCCCTTCAACATCAACAACAAATGATGTACATGCAGCCACCACAACCACATATGTCGATGGATGTAAACAATCAAAAAATTGATTTATTTTCAAGTATGGATAAAAATGTGGTTGTTATAGCATTTGCTGTATTTTTATTGGGATTTTTCATGGGGAAAACCATGCAACCAGTGATCCTCAGGTATACTTGAGTATCCTGTAAAATTCCCAATTGATCCAATTGGATTTTCTGTAAAATCTATTCGGTTTACTATGACTGGATCTTTTAGATTTTCCAACATGACTTCCATTGCTGAAATATTTTCACCTCCCACCTCTTCCTCACGAATAATATCCATTTTCTTTTTTGAGAAACTTTGTACGTTCATAAAAAAGAAAATAGACACCACAATTAAAATTATAAGTGCGATTACGAATATGATATTCATTACTATATTTTAGATAAAAATTTAAGCGGAGCTAACTTCTTCTTCCCCTTCGTCTTCTTTTTGTTCTTCGATTTTTGCGTCAGTTGTTGATTCTTGGTCTTCAGCGATTTCTCCTTCTTCACGCAATTCTTCTTCTCTCTTGAGACGTCGTTCTTCGATTTCCTTTTGTACGATATCATTAGCTTCCTTGACTAATTCTTCCATCGGTGTATCTGGTTTTTCCTTTTGGAGACGTTCCAAAACTTCCGCTGGGTGAGATACCGGTGCTTCGTCCGGTTTTGTATAATATTTCGAATTTTCGTCGCCCGGTTTGAGAAACGACTTCGTATCCATCATATCTTTCTTACGTTCTTCAAACAATTTGGTCGCCATTTGTTGTGATTCTCTATAGCCCATCATGATTTCTTCAAGTTTTTCATTAGTATAGTGGACATCTTCAATCTTCGTTGGGTCTGGTGGAATTAATAACCACTTATACATGTCAACAACATAGATGTCGAATGTGGCATCTTCCTTTTGAAGGCGCTTTGCATGATTGGCGGCTTCGTCTCGGGTGGAAAAACAACCACGAATCTTCACACCAAACTGATCGTTCTTTTGTGGACATTCAGGACCAACAACGGACAGACAAGCGAAAAGTTGTCCGGGTACGGTCGTGTAATCTTGTTCGAGAGAACTCATAATTATATCTTGTAATGTGTGTAAAACTTTAAGCCTTTTCTAACTTAAGTGATGAATGTAAAGATAAAAAGCATATTGTAAGTATGGAAGAAATTCGCCGTAACCATAACAGTGCTAAACGAGACCTTATACAATGTGTCACGGAAAGTGGTAATCACATTTTAGATGTAGGTTGTGGTTTCGGTGGAGATCTTCAAAAATGGAGAAATTGTGGTGCAAATATAAATATGTGCGATCCAGAACCAGGAGCACTCGAAGAGGCAATAGCGCGTGCAAAAAATATGAAGATACGGGTAAATTTCTATCCCGGAGATATATCAGATTGCCCCAGGCGTTACTTTGATATAATTTGTTATAATTTTTCATTACATTATATTTTTCAATCAAAGGAAAAATTTTTTAATTCGTTGCGTGAAATTAAAAGTAGAATGAAAAGAGGGGGTCATCTTATAGGTATAATTCCGGATTCCGAAAAAATTATATTTAATACACCATTTGAAGATGAAATGGGTAATTTTTTTATCATGAAAAGTTCACCTTTTGGTGGATTTGGTGAAAAGTTATTTGTTCGTTTAGTAGACACACCA